AAAAAAATCAACAATTAAAAAAAGGCGATGTGGAGATTGAAATAGTGGAGGTTGACTATGCCGTTAAAGTTCGGGAGTTATATGAAAGTTTGCTAGAACGGGCAAACGCAGACAATAACGCTTTAAAGTTGGATAGAGAGGTTTTAATAGCTGAATTCAAAAGCGAAAGAGAATACTTCAGAGGACAGATAGATGAACTAAGACAACAGTCTATTATTACTCAAGGACAATCTTCTGCATTGCAAACGCAATTCAACGACATTCAATTAGCATATGCAAAGGAGGTCGAGCAGTCGCAAAACTGGGAAAAATTGCATAGAGAACTTTTAGCTAAATACAATAGCTTAGAGGCACTTTATGAAAAATTAAAAGAAGACTTTGATAAACATAAAAAAGCAGGCAAGTAATGAAACTAAATGAAGAGGGGTATTTAATAATCGCTAACTTTGAGGGTTTAAGATTAACCCCTTATTTGTGTAGTGCTGGTGTACCAACAATTGGGTATGGATCAACTTTTTATCCTAGCGGAATAAAGGTTACTATGAGAGATAAAGCAATTACAAAAGAAACAGCTTTATGGATGTTAAAAACCACGGCTGATATGTTTGCGAAAGACGTAGACAAGTTAGTTACTTCCACAGTCAATCAAAATCAGTTTAATGCATTAGTATCATTTGCTTTTAACTTAGGAAGCGATATTGATGCTGACCATATACCAGAAGGCTTAGGAGATAGTAATTTGCTAAAGAAAGTAAACGCAAACCCTAATGAACCAACCATAGCTAAAGAGTTTATGAAATGGGTTAACGCAGGAGGAAGACGCAATAAAGGACTTATAAAAAGAAGAACTGAAGAAGTTAAAATATATTTCAAATGAAACAACTACTTATACTCTTATCGGTTTTCCTTATATCTTGTGGCGCAAGAAACGTTAATAAGGAAGAAACAACAACAGATAGTATATCCAGTACAGTTGCTGTTGTAAGAACAGACAGTATTGTTAAGGATAGTACATCTATTAAGTTTGACGTTGAAACAGAAGAGATAGTAATTGAAGCTGTAGATACAACAAAGCCAATTGAAATAACTAATGATAAAGGCAAAGTAACGAAGTACAAAAACGCTCGTTTAAGCAAGAAAAAAAAGAAAGACAATACAATAGTAGTAAATGAAAAAACTGTTGCTAAAATAGTCGTTGATTCAGTCAGTAATGAGATAGAAGTAAATAAAATAGAAAGCACAAAGATAGTTTATAAGGAGCAGTTCAGCTGGGGTAAATTTATGTTCGATCTGTGGTGGCTATGGTTAATACTTTTAATAGTTGGATATGTATTTTATCGTTATATAAAAAGAACAACTTTATTATGAAAATAGCACATGTTAACGGCGCAGCTAAACCAAACTTTATTGAAGTTAGACAATACACTAATAGCATTTTAAATATATCGCAAGAGGTTAAGCCTAAAAATTCAGATTTCTGTAATGGAGTTTGGAAGGTTAAAGCCATAAATGTTATACCAAAAGAGTATGGGGCTGATTGCGAATTTGTAAAAAAATAAAAGAATAGGTGATATATAGGTTATATCAATTTAATCAAATAAAATTATGTCAGACGCTATAGTCAAAAATTTAAGTTTTGGCAAAGATGCCAGTGATAAGGTATTTGCCGGAATAGAAAAGTTAGCCAAAGCAGTAAGCTCTACATTAGGAGCGGGTGGTAAATGTGTGCTTTTAGAAGATTCTTTCGGAAGACCAGTTATTACAAAAGACGGTGTTACAGTTGCAGACTCTATTACATTATTGGATCCTGTTGAAAATATGGGTGCAACATTGCTTAAGGAGGCAGCTAGGAAAACTGTTAGAGAAGCAGGCGATGGAACAACAACAGCCACTGTATTAGCTCACGCTATTTTAAAGAAAGCTTATTCAATTCCTAATACAAATGCTCGTCAAGTAAAAGATGGCATAAACAAGGCAGTTGAAAAAGTTATTGAATACCTTGATAAGAATTCTATAAAGGTAGACGATACCATGCTAGATCAAATTGCTACTATATCCACAAACAACGATCCTGAATTAGGTAAGTTAGTTGGAGATGCTTTTAGAGCAGTAAGCAATACTGGTGTTGTAATGATGGAAACATCTGTTGATGCCGAATGTAGTTTACAAATTGTTGAAGGCGTACAATGTGATATGGGTTTAAAGAATTCACATTTCATTACAAACCACAAGAACAAAACAGCGGAGTTAGATAATCCATTAGTATTATTAGTGGAATCTCCAATAGATAATATAAGACAGCTACAGTCAATTCTGGAGCACGTTATAAAGGCTAATAAATCATTACTTATAGTTGGTGATATGGATCAAACTCCATTAGCTACATTAGCAATGAATAAGTCAAAAGGTAATATAAAAATAAATGTTATCGATGCACCCGTATACGGTGTAAATAGAAAAGAAATATTTGATGACTTAGCCTTATTAACCGGGGCTACATTAATAAACGAAGATCTTGGTGATGATTTAGATTTGATACAAATCGATATGTTAGGTACTTGTGTAAAGAGTATTACAAACCACGAAGAAACAATATTACATATAGGTGAAACACCTGAGGAAGTTTTAGAAATTATAAAACATATTAAGGAATCTTTATTAGAAAATCCCCCTGCATCAAAAGTAATAAAACTAGAAAAACGGCTTGCAAGATTAACTGCAAAAATAGCCTTAGTTAAAGTAGGGGCGAATTCTGAGATAGAACTAAAAGAAAAAGCAGATAGGATTGAGGATGCTATATGTGCAACCAAGGCAGCGATTAAAGAAGGGATTGTATCTGGAGGAGGAATTGCTTTATTAAATGCTTCTTACAATATAGATACCTTTTCACTTGGTGAGGAAATATTAATAGAGGCTATACGAGCACCATTTAATACGATACTAAACAATGCTGATATCGTGGAAGTTCCTATAGATGTTATTTCAAAGGTAGGTTATGGGTTAGATGTTATAACGGGCAAAACTGTTAATATGATTGAAGCCGGTATAATTGATCCTCTGTTGGTTACTAAAAGTGCATTGATAAATGCAGCATCTGTAGCAACCACTATATTATCAACGGATTGTATAATTAACAACCTAAGAGCATAATGGAAGCAATTGGCAAGTGTTTAATTATACAAAAGAAAGAAGAAGGTATTACCAAAACAAAAGGGGGCGTGATGCTTGCCGCAAACCAAAGGGAGGACATTAGATATATTGAAGCTAATGTTATTTCAGCAGGTGAAGAAGTTGTTGGTATTAAAAAGAATGATAACATATTTTATGACAGGAATGCTGGACATAAAATAGAGATAGATAAAGAAACCTATTTTGTAATAAGATTAGGTGATGTAGTTGTTAAGTTATGATTAGGCTAGACGCAACTGATATTAAAACCTTAGGGTTATTAAAACACTACAGGATAATACGTAGATGGGCATGTAGGAATAATAATTTAACCGATGCCGATTTAGAACTTCTTATATATTTTGATTGCATGGATTTCTTTACTAAGCAAGACTACAAGATTGGCACGTACGCTTACAGTTGGGATTGCGGCAGATGGAATAGATTATTAAAAGAAGGTTGGATTGTTGTTTGGAGAAATAGAAATCATACAACACAAAAATACAACATCTATAAAGTTTCATTTAAGTGCAAACAGTTAATAAACAAGATGTACCGTATAATGTTAGGTAAAGAAGATTTACCAACCAGTCACAGAAACATTATAATGAATGGTAAAACATATATGAATACAGTTATGGCAACTGCTATAGAAAATGTAAATAAAGATAAAACAAGAAATAATGGCGAATCAACTTAACCCAACACCTATAAATCCTAAAGGGTTTACAAACACAAATAACATACAGGGAATGTATGGAGAGAGTGTTCCAAATACATTCACAAGAAACGTTGCACAGTCAACTGATGGAGTACGAAAAATTGCTGCTCCTGATTTAGGTATGCAGAATCAATTAGTTTCAGATCCTACAGCTCCCCCAATGGGAGTACAAACACCAGTAGCGCCTATTTACGATATAAACAATCAATAATTATGAATCTAAACGCAAAAAAACATCCAATGACAGTTCTTGATAGAGAAGCTAAACTATCCGGAGTTGGAGCCAACGCGGTATGGAACGGCCCGTTTGACACGACCTCATTTCCGAAAGGAAAAGGATCAAGTTCTGGCAAAAACGGTATTATATTAAATAATGCCAAACCTGTATGTGATCCAAGAGCAATAACACAACGAGCTAAAGGAAAATATTAATATGAAAAAGAAAGTTATATCTGAGTATGGAGGAAAAGAAAAGTACCCTTCTAAAGCTGCTAGAGCAAAGCACGAAAAAAAAGAAACCAAGACTTTTGAAAAGAAAGAAAAGCCAGGGGCAAAAAAGATGCCTCCTGCTAAAATGAAAAAATGTTAGTTATTAACATTCTTTATATATAAACAATAATAAAAACTAAAACAAAAAACAATGTTCAAATTTATCTCAATTGCTACTACAGTTAGTGGCGCACAACCAATTCTTTTTAATGTGGCTAATATTGCGGGGGTCTCTTTTCTTACCGCAACTACTTTTGTTATTTATACAGATTCAGTAAAGCACACATTTACAACAAGTGCAGCTGGAGCTTCGGCTACTGTTGCTGCTGTTAACGCTGCTATTTTTGCTCAAGGACCACTTTTATCTCCAGTAGCAATTCCGGCTGGCGTTACTATTTCTGCATTGCCAGTTGTAGTTCCAGTTGTAGCGGCATAATCATTTATTTTAAATCCCCTATAGAGCAATTTATAGGGGAATTAATAATTTAAAGTTTACAATATGGCATTTAAAATGACAGGGCCTCCTTACAACGTAGACAATACCCCTATCTATAGTACAGATATGGACGATAATGTTTTAGGTATGGCGCAGTCAAATGGAACTATACTTGTTAACAAAAACGTTTCTCCTTTAGAACTAAAGAAGAATAAAACTATATCGCATGAAAAAGTGCATATAAACCAAATGAAGCGTGGAGATTTAGATTATACAGACTCAGATGTTTTTTGGAAAGGTAAGAAGTATCCTCGTTCTAAGATGAAAGAAGGGGCTAAAAATCTTCCGTGGGAAAAGGAGGCGTATAAAAAGCAATAAATATATGTAATAATAATAATATATAACTTTAATTTAATATATTATGAAAAAGGTAATCTGTATTATTGTATTTTTGGCGTTTAATTTTTATGCTCAAGCTCAAAAGCTTACTAAAGATTTTTTAGTTGGAACATGGGAATCATCTAGTGATAGAATAGAGTTTTCTATTGTGAATAAAAAAGAATTTAAAATTGTTTCGTATTCTTATTTAACAAACAATTATTTTAAAATATTAGGGTACCAATTTAGTAAAGGTAATTTTTATTTAGACACTTTACACGAACCAAATAATTGGGAAGCAACAGGCAAGTTTTTTATCATTGATGATAATACTATAGTTGCCGATTATGTTAGTAATGCCCCTGGGCAAACAATATACAAAAGAGTAACAAACTAAAACAAAAAAATAAAATGGCATACATGCAAAAACCTGGCAGAGGTAATAACTCAAAGACAGGACACGGTTTACCAACACCTTTACGTCAAGAAATTGAACTTACAAAAAAATACGATAAAGGCAAAGAGTTACAAAAAAAACAACGTGAATCTGGAAACACCCCAAGCGGAATGAAAGTAGAGCCTAAGTCCGGAATGGCTACTCCAAATTTACCTATGCACTCTGTTGTTAAATCTGGAACTTACGTTAGAGAGTTAGATTCTAAAGGGAGAGTTGTTAAAGAAGAAAGAATGGATTCTAAAGGTAATGAAAAGTTTTACAAGTCGGTAGCTAATAGAAATTCAGACGTAACAAAACGTCAAACACGTAATGCAATGCAATACAATGCCACTAGTGGCGGGACTGCTCCTGATAAATTATCTAGCACTCAAAAAAATGTATTAGTTGAATTAGGTAAAGCAAAAAAAGTAAAAGCATAAAATATGGGACAATTTGGAAACCAGCCGGACTTTGCAACAAAGTCAACAACGTTAAGTGCGTTCCCTACAACAGCTACAACTCCTTCAGCGGTTTATATTGGGGCATTTACGGTTGCCGCTAGTGCTGCTTCTATTACAGTTAGATTAGTTGGAGATAGTGCGGACACTACCTTTTCGGGGTTGTCTCAGGGTACGTTCATGCCTATAATTGTAACGAGTGTTACTAGTGCTGTAAATATACCAGCCGCTAGTATAATATTATATAGTTAAATAAATTAAATTAAATCAAATTAAATGGAAAACACAAACAAAATTACAGACGAGCAATTACAAACTATAATCAGGCACCAGAAAGAAATGAATGGTGTATTAGTTAATATAGGATTATTGGAATCTCAAAAGCATGGTTTATTACATCAGATTGCTGAAGTAAATAAAGAACTTGAAAGCTTTAAGGTTGAATTGCAAAATCAGTATGGGCACATAAATATTAATGTTGAAGATGGATCTTATACCGTTATCGAGAAAGACGAGCCTACCAACTTAGAGGTAGTCAAATAATGGATTCCGTAATTAGAAAGATAAGCATTGGCTCAGACTATAAGAATGAGGCAATGCATTATTCTATTGGGCAAGGAGTGTATGGTGGCCATGAAATTTATGCAATAATTCTTAATAATCACGATAATTCCTACTCTGTTTATATAAAAAAAGGAGAGGAAGTAATGCCATGGAAGAAGTTTAATTCTAACATGGCAATATCTGTAGAATATGATCTAGAATATTAATGGGAAGCGTATTTGATTTTATAGTCAAACCGGTTGGAGATAGATATAATAATAAAGTAAAAGTTGGTGATAAAGAATTAATAATAAACACCAAGATTGAAAGTTTTAAAGCTGTAAATAACTTTGCTGAAGTAGTTAATGTACCATTAGCTTATTCAACCGATATAAAAGTTGGTGATATAGTTGTAATTCATCATAATGTTTTTAGGGTGTTTTATGATATAAGAGGAGTCAAAAAGAATAGTCGATCTTATTTTAAAGATGATTTATATTTTTGTGCTCTTGATCAAATTTATTTGTATAAAAACGCAGGTAAATGGCAAACATTTGGTGACAGATGTTTTGTAAAGCCTATTGAAAATAAAGACTATTTAAAGATAGATAAAGAGCAAAGCCTTATTGGTATATTAAAATACGGAAATAACTCTTTAAAAGCGCTTAAAATAAACGAGGGAGACCTTGTTGGATATACTCCTTATGGAGAATATGATTTTGTTATTGATGGGCAAAGATTATATTGTATGAAATCTAATGATATTGTAATTAAATATGAATATAAAGGAAACGAAGCAGAGTATAATCCAAGCTGGGCACAAAGCGGTTCTTGAATTAATTAAGGTTGCTGAAGAAGCTATCTTGGATAATGGGGATGATGATTTATCCGCTGACAAATTAAAGAATGCTGCGGCTACAAAAAAGCTTGCGATATTTGATGCGTTCGAAATACTTAATAGGATAGAACTTGAAGAAAAAATGCTCGAGGACGAAGAAAAAGGGCCAACCCAAGTAACATTTAAAGGTTTTGCAGAAGGGAGATCCAAATAATGTACGAGCAAGCACTATATAGAATATTACCTGACCACGTAAAATCGAATGTTATAAAGAAAACAAATCGATACAATAACTGGAAATATGGGTATAATAAAGACCATGATATGGTTGTTATTAGTAAGACTGGAAAGATTGGTGAAATATATGAAATCCAGAATTTAAAAATAGCATTACCATTAATAGAAGACGCATATAAAAGAAAAGATAAGAAAGAGGAACAATACTGGCAACAGTTAGAAGTCCCGAAAGAACTTGAAAAAATAAAGAATGTATTTGACTGGAACAAATATCCAGACGCATTCAAAGAAAAAT